ACGTCTCTCTGCTCTTGGCAAACTGCTGTAGAAATCGCTTTCCTGCTCGTTCAAAGTAATCGCAGGACTTAAATCTTTGTCTTTTCCTTTGTCTTCTTTTCTTCTTTTTGCCATCTTAGAAGGTGTTACGTATTTGTTAATGAGGCCTTGGAGGAATTCATCTTCTTCTTCCGGAAGCTCTTCCTCGTAGTCGTCTTCTATTTGACGATGAGATTTGTTACCTCCACTTTCAATATGTAAATCAATAGACAACCCGGACTTTTTAGGCATACTGATATGAATCTGTTGCATATCATCCTCCTCCATTTCGTCATCATCATCGATAAGCATATCCTCTTCGTCATCGAGTGATATTTCATCACTTTCAATGTCCTCCTCGGGAGGCACGTAGGTCTCATCTTCGCTCTCATCCTCCTCTTTCAACGTATCATCTTCTACCCATACCACTTGTTTCGGATCCCTCTTACGGAAGTTATACCGAGGCATCTTGCTGCCTCCCAAGGAAAAAAATGGGATAAACAATCCATTTTGTATTCCTATAAGTAATGGAACAGCTCGCGGAGATTGTTGATCGTCTCCAAGAAGAGAATGAAAAAAGGGCGGCGGAAGACCCTGGCATAAAGAAAAGTGTAGAGATTGTGGAAGAATTTTTAAAGTCCAACAAAGTACTTTGTTACGGAGGAACGGCTATCAACAACCTTCTGCCTGAGAAGGAACGTTTCTATCGTAAGGGGCGAGACATCCCGGACTACGACTTTTTCAGTGTGACTCCACAGGAACATGCCATGGCCTTGGCAGATAAGCTTCACAAATCAGGAGTGGAGTATGTAGAAGTCAAACCAGGTGTCCATTTCGGAACATTCAAGGTATTCGCAAACTTTGAAGGAATCGCAGATGTAACACAATTAGAGAAGAAGATATTCAACAAACTCTGGCATAACCAAGTAACGCTTGAAGGAATTCATTACGTGACTCCCAATTTTTTGAGAATGTCAATGTATTTAGAACTTTCAAGACCAAGAGGAGATGTATCACGATGGGTAAAGATTTTTACACGATTGCGATTGCTGAATAAACACTATCCAATCTATGTGAAGCCTCAAAATGAGGTTATGCCGAAGCCATTGGATGCAGATTACAAAAAGAAGGTTGTCAAGTATCTCACACGAGAACCTGTGGTTCTGCTAGGTATCAATGCCGGTCATTTTATGGCAAAAGAAAAAACTACTTGGAATGTTCCTGTTACTCTGTTGGCAGAGAAGGAGATCATTGAAAAATTGACAAAAGATGAGACCATTCGTAAGCATCCAGAGAGTGATATTCTGCCTCCCTCTACAGAAGTGCTTGATAATCACGGCAGAGTGGTAATTCGTTTCTTTGAAACGGTATCCTGTCACAGTTACCACAAAGCAGGTGGTATTCGTGTTGCCAGTATTCCAACCATTCTTCAGTTCTTCTTTGCCTTCATCTATACCGATGCCCCTGACAATGAAATTATTGATATGATGGTTGTGGGTCAGCGATTGATGGAGATAGCGAATAAAAAGAGTTCAAGACGATTTGCTATTCTGACACCGATTGATTGTTTGGGAGAACAAAAGACACTTGCGGAGATAAAACGAGAAAAAGCCGAGGTATATGTCAAACTTTCTCGTAATAAGTCTTCTCCAGAGTTCTTGAAGTATTTCTTTACATATGACCCATCAGATAGTAAAACACGCCGTCAAAAGAAGCGTGATTTGTTACGCAAAACTCGTAAAGCACGAGCAGAACTATAGTCGTCCTGTATACCAAGTAATATCAAAATATTGAGGATAGGCAGGTGGAGTGTAAAGGTCAGTTGGCATTGCTTTCACAAGTTTATCCAAGTCCTCCTGGTTCAAAGAACGAGGCCAGTAGGAAACAAGGTTAATGGTTCCGTCAAATCCTTCGTCTGAACCAATTTCTATGTTCTCATCATCCTGCTTTGGAAGTTGACCTAGAGTATGGTGTTGACGAATTGTTCCATTGATGTAGATATCAACGGAGTACTGATTCACTATCACTGCGAAGTGAACCCATTTCTTAGCAGGAATATTGGAAATCAAAATGGTCTCTTTTGCTCCGTAGGTATTGATAGCAACCATCAGGCCATTGGAGGTAGTGTCAAGGTATAGGCCGGGACAGTCTCCTTTGGAAAAGACACGACGAGCCTTTCCGTAGTTGAATGTGAAGTCATTCACTAGAAGCCATCCTGCGTAACTGAATGTGATTCCTTCTGGTTGATTGAAAGAACGAGGAACCAAAGAATCAGATACTGTAATATGATTCTTTCCAGAAAGAGGTTTGGATAATAAGACTACTTGATCGCCTTGAATAGCGTGATTCAGTCTAAAGAATAGACTTAGCAGGAATAGAAATAGGAATATTCCTACTAACACGTAGAGGAAGGTTGGCATTGTTCTTTACTTAGAAACAAACCCCTTTGGCCCCAACCTTAGTCCCTTTGGCTCTTTTCTTGGAGGTTCTGGTTGTATAAGATGTTTAAACATTTCTTCATAAGGTATAGTTTTTTGATAATTAAGAGTATTTTTATCAATAACAAATTTGATGTTGTAAATGTAGTGTATTCTTGAAATATCAGGTTGATATTCTTTGTCTAAATAATGTGATTTTGAAATACGAACAGCCCAATCTGCATCTTCACCATTTCTGACATCCTTAAATTTCTGTGTTTTTGCAACACCAGTTAGCATTATGTTGAGATGATTTGGAGGTCGTAAGAAACTGGTATCATTTGCAGAAGGGCCTGTTATTGGATTATCAACACTATGAATGAAATTGAAGTCTCCTATTTTTCCAACTAATCTACATACATCGTATTTTCCTAGAATACATGCCATAGCATCTTCAAAATATGCATCTGTAACATCATCATCGTCATCTATAAAGGAAACATATCTACCTTTTGCACTTGTTAATAATGATTGTCTTTTATTACCTATTGACATTTCACGATTATCGCTCATTGCCAAAATCTCAATATTCAAAGAAGGACATATACGATTCTTCATTTCAGTTAGTCTGTTGAAAAGAGCATTGAACTTGTCTCTGCGTTCTTCAAGAGTTGCAATCAAAATAGTCCAATCATACTCATATTTCTTACGTTGTAAGTATGTTTTCAAGTCTTGAATGTAATAGACGCTATTTTTTACATACAAAGAATCGTACGTTTCTGGGAATCCAGTAACTGGATGTTTATGTTTGATAACGCAGTTATCTACACGAATACATTTATCTTTTAGAGTAGTTTTGCATAGATCTGAAAATTCATCATCGCAGAAGAAGCTCTTGTATTGAGGAGCATAAATGTAACCAAAACTTTCATATATATTTCTACCCATGATTGAAAGAGTGCATATATTGTTTTGATAACCATCACTTAACCATAGAATCTTATCACGATCTATATAGGATCTTACAATATCATCATATCCTCTTACTTGCGGAATCATATCATCCGAAATAAGCATGACAATATCCCAATCATAATCCACTTCTGACATATTCGCATTACAGGCTTCAATTTTGGTCTTGTTATTTCCATAAAATACACGGCTCCATTCAAACCGAGTTAATTTATCAGAAAAATTGAATTGCATAGAAGGATCATCCACATCGCAGGAAATAGCGATTCCCATTTGTTCCGGATGATTGGCAAACTCAACATATTTTTTTAGAGTATCCAGAAACCTCGTAGGCCTTGACCTTGTAGGCAACTTGAGGAGTATTCTCATTATAATTAAAAGCCAAAATTAAAGACAGATTTTCCACTTGAATCTGTGATTCCGAAAGTGAACTTGTATCCGAAGATTGTCAAGACTGTTCCTCCAGTGTTGGTTCCTGAACTCTTAGGAGTGTCTGCTCCACACGTGGTTCCTGCTCCAAAGAAGGATTGAGCGTCTCCAGGAGTTAACATGGTTCCATATGCATGAAGATTGCAGAAAGAACCGGACCATCCACCCTTTGGACCAACTTGAATATCTCCACTTACAGGTTTTGGAACACCAGGTAGAATACAGGACTTCACAAGTTGTCCGTTGATGTAGACATCAAGATTGCGTTGAAAGACTGTGGTAGAAACAGAGAACCAAGACTGAAGAGGAACGTTTTCAACCACACACGAGAAACTATCACCATTTGCAGATGTGGCATTGGAAGGAGCAGGAGTGGAAGAGGATGCACTCGTTCCAGCAGGATAGACACTGACGGTTACAATCAAACTGTTATCAGTTGGATGCAATGCAATCTTTGGACCGACAATAGAATTGTTGGAGTTATCAACGTGTTGCATTACGATCTTTTCTTGACCGAAGCGGTAATCCCAGTCCTTGATATACATCCAGAACTGAGCACCGTAATCAGACCCCTGATTCATATCAGAGATACTGGAAGCTGAAATGATTGTTCCTGTTTTTCCATCTATACCAGTCGGCGTTTGATCTGCTGCTGGTAAGATTCCTCCACCAATCGCAGGAAGACCGACATAGGCGCGAAGAACATTATAGATAGCAAGAACGATAAGAATTAAGATGATTGTTCCAATGACTGTCATTGCCATATTTCTGGGTTGGAACCAAGAGCTTGTAGAAGGCGCTACCTGCATTTATCATTAGAAAGGGACTTTATTGAAAGAAAGTGGAACTATACAATGGAAAAACGGACTAATAATTTGCAAACTCAACCGAAACCAGCCGTAATGTTTTGTAATAATTGTGGGGGAAAAGGACATCTATTTAGAACTTGTAAAGATCCAATACTGTCATGTGGATTAATTTTGATTGATAAATCCGTATTACCAGTGAATGTGGATACAACAAGTGTCCTTATGGTTCGCCGTAAAGATAGTCTGAGTTTTGCAGAGTTTATGCGGGGTAAATACGACCTAAACGATGAGGCTTATATAGGAAAACTGTTTTCAAATATGACAATTGTGGAACAAGCAACAATTGCTTGTAATCCATTTGACGTTGTTTGGAAAAAGTGGTGGGGCGACGATAGATCACCCGACTATCCAATTTCAAAGGAGAAGTTTGAGAAATTGAATCGCTTGGATACGATGGTAAAGTATATGTCTACTTACACTGAACCAGAATGGGGATTCCCAAAAGGTAAGCGAGTAAGAGGAGAAACTGATTTGGATTGTGCGATACGAGAATTTACAGAAGAGACGAATATTCCAAGAGATTCGTATGTAGTGATGAAGAATATTGTGTTAGAAGAGACCTTTATGGGTCTCAACAACATCCGATACAAACATATCTATTTCTTGGCTATTTTGAAAAATCCAGAAATTCTAACTATTAACCAGAAGTTCACACCCATGCAAAGACGGGAGATTTCCGCGGTCTCATGGAAGACATTTAAGGAATGTGAGGACTTAATACGCCCACATCATACTGAAAGACATACAATGATGGCACAACTCAAAAGTATTGTTGAAACATTTGAAACCTTTTAGTTCTGAAACTTAAATCCAGCGAGTTGAACGGTGATTCCGTAGGATACAACCGCGATGAAGAATACCCACCACCAAAGAGGGAATATAGTTGCTTCTTTTGTTGCGGTTCCAAATGGACGAACACGACCCTCTCTTCCGAATGCAATGTCTGGTTTCAAATAGAGGAACCCTGCTATCAAGAATAGATAGATTGTAACCATCCACATGCGATGGTTGCGACGAGTTAGAAACATTGTTATTTACTCACACCTTTTTCCGTTCAGATTAACAATGAGTCAACCATATGTTCTTCCGAACAGGAAGGCTTTTGCAGATTATATAACACGAGTCTTTCTAAAGTACCGCGGTAACAAAGATAAACCTGGAAACCGGGAACTTTTTCCATATCAAAAGATTATCCGCGATTATCTATTGATTGAAACACCTTATCGTGGTCTGTTGGTATATCACGGATTGGGTTCAGGAAAGACATGCTCGTCCATTGCAGTAGCCGAATCACTTCTTTCAGATGCAAATGTGTTTGTCATGCTTCCTGCATCTCTTGAAGAGAACTATTTGGGAGAGATTCGTAAATGTGGTGACCCTATCTATGCCTACGATCAGCACTGGACTATGAAACAATTAACAGAGCAGACACGTGCAGAAGCCAAGGCACTCAAAATTTCGGATGGATTTTTGGCATTGAATCAAAAGTTTTACGTCACAAGCATTGGTAAAGAACCCAACTTCAATAACCTACCTGAAACCGAGAAAGAGGTTATTCGTAAGCAAATTGAGGATATTATTCATCAACGGTTCTCTTTCATTCGTTACAACGGTCTTTCACGTAAGAATATTGATAAATACCTTGCAAAAGAGGGTGAACCGAATCCATATGACAACGCTGTCATCATTGTTGATGAGATTCATAACTTCATTTCACGAATTGTGAATAAGTCGGATATTGCAAATAAACTCTATGAAGAAATTCACCGAGCAAAAGGGTGTAAGATTGTTGCACTTTCTGGAACACCTATTATCAATCGTCCAAACGAGATCTCATATCTGATGAACTTTTTGAGAGGTCCAATTGAACGTGTGAATATTCCATTTGCAACTCCACCAACTTGGGATGAAGAGAAGATTACAAACGTATTGCGAACAATTCCAGATATAGATACGATTGAGTTCAACGTAGTCAAGAAATACGTTATGGTAACGCGCAATCCTCCAAAGTTCCGAAGTGTCTATAACGAAAAAGGTGATCGTATTGCAGTTCAGTACATGAAAGATTTGAACTACAATCCAAATGCAAATGAATGGGTAGGAACATGGAAAGATAAATTTGAAGGAGAAGTTGGAGGCGCACAAATTGCTATGGAACGAATTTCAGTGGATACCTTGGAAGCGTTGCCTACTGATTTTGAAGAATTCGTGAATACCTTTTTGGATGGATTAACTATCAAAAACCCATTTCTATTTAAGAGACGTATTCAAGGGTTGGTTTCGTATTACAAAGGAGCAGATGAGTCTGTACTTCCACGCAGAATAGACGATGATAAAATGTTGGAATTGATTCCGATGTCAAAGGAACAGTTCTCACGATATTTGGAAGTGCGTTGGAAAGAGATACAGCAGGACAGTAAGAATCGTATTTCAATGAATGACGATCTCAAAACATTCCGTGTCAAATCACGGTTGGTATGTAACTATGCTGTTCCTCCTGATATAAAAGAAGTGATACCAGATGAGAATCTAACAGAGGACAATATTTCACCAAATGAAAGAGCATTGGGAATTATGCGAAACAATCCAAAGAAGTATCTTTCAAAAGAGGCATTGGCTATTTTCAGTCCTAAGATGTTGAAGATGTTGAATAATGTGGAAGAAACATTGGGAGGTGAAAAACGTCGTAATCAATTCATTTATTCTCAATATCGTTCCTTGGAAGGATTGGGAGTCTTCTCTGCTATTCTGGATGCGAATGGATGGCAGGAATACAAAATTACGAAGATGAACGGTCAATGGGTAGAAGATCCATCCTTGGATCAAGAAAAACCTGCCTACGCGTTTTATACCGGTGAAGAGGATGTGGAACAGCGTGAATATATTCGTCAAATTTTCAATGAATCCTATGCAGATAACTTTCCATCATCTTTAAAACTAAGTCTTCAAGGAAAGACCAGAAAATTGTGTATAATGATGGCATCGTCTTCAGGTGCAGAAGGTATCACGTTGTTAAATGTCCGACACGTTCATATCATGGAACCACATTGGACTCCAACAAGACACGATCAGGTGATTGGTCGTGCTATTCGTATCAACTCACATGCTAGTTTGCCTCCTGAAGAACGAACGGTGAGAGTCAGTTTCTACCTCAGTGTTTTCAATAAGGAAGAAGCCAAATCAGTGGATTATCCAAATATTGTGCCAATTCGTAGATCGGACACTGTTCTCAAACGATATACAGGTGGAAATCCAGAAGAAGTATTTATGTCAACAGATGAGGCATTGTATGAAACCTCGTATGAGAAAGATGTGGTTGGAAAGCGTATTTCAGTTCTTCTAAAAGAGGCAGCCATTGATTGCGAAATTCATAGAAAGTTGCATGGAACTGAAAAACCTGTCTTATCGTGTATGAGATTTGATACCACGACAACTGGTGAAGATCTTGCATTCAAACCATCTATAAATAGTGAGAACCGAGATCTATCTTATTTAAGAAACATGACGAAACGCGAAAGAATCCTGCAGAAGGTTGCTATTCATGATATGGTGTTTTATATAGACCCTTCTACAAGTGAAGTGTTTGATGGACCTGCATTTGAAGATAACAAACGTCTCATGCGAGTTGGGTTACTAACAAGTCCGACACAAATAAAGTTTATTCTCGTTTAAACGAGCACTGTTTCTCTTATATAAGAATGCGATTTGTGCTGGTAAGTACTCATACCGATCAAACAACCGGGTATTCAAAGGTTGCCTTCAATATTCTTAATGAAATAAAGGGTATTGAAAATGTAAAACTTTATCACTTTGGATTCCAACGACATCCAAGCAAGGCATCTATTCGTAAAGCACCTGAAGGTATTATTCAATACGATGCTGCTGCAAATGAGGATCCACAAGAAGAAGGCTTTGGATTCAATAAGATCAACGAATATCTTGAAATGGTGAATCCTGATGTTGTCATGATCTACAATGATCCATTAATCATTCATAGATTCGTTGAGTCTATGAAACATGAACGTGAAAAGGCTACTTACAAGCTCTGGATTTATGTAGATCAAGTCTATGAAGGAATCGCTCAACCATTGATTGATACTATCAACAATCATGCAGACCGTGTATATTGTTTCACTGAAAAATGGGCTAAGATTTTTAAGGGATACGCAGAGAGTCATCCTGAGATTAAGATTCTAGAACATGCTGTGGATTCTGCATTATTCACCAAAATGACCCCTGCGAATCGTAAAAATCTTCGTGAAACAATGAAAATTCCTATTCCACAAGATGGGATTGTCTTTTTAAATGCTAATCGTAACAGTGGTCGCAAGAGACTTGATTTAATGATTATGGCATTTGTAAGATTGCTTAAGAAGAATCCAGAGAAACCACTATATGCACTATTCGTCTCAAATATGAACCCAAAAACAGGTGCGCATTATGATGTTGCTCGTATTTACAAGGAAGAGTTGAAACTTGCTGGATTGAGTTCTGAATATGAAAAGAACTTGGTAGTCATTGATACTTCTCCTCCAAACGCTGTTACTGATGAAATTATCAATCAATTGTATAACATTTCAGATATCGGTGTCAATATGTCTGATGGAGAAGGATATGGATTGTGTCAATTAGAACATTTGTTTACCGGTTCTCCTCAAATTGTTACAGATGTTGGTAGTTATGAAAACTTCTTGAATGATGATGTTTCAATTCGTATTGCATCAACTGGAAGATCGTATTCCGCTGGAACAATGCCTCTTGGATTTGTTATTCCTGAATTTAATGTGACAGATGTTACCAAGGCAATGCAGAAGATGGTAGATAATCTTGATAAATACAAGGCGGCCGCATCTGATTATAAATTCAAAACTTGGAAAGAAGTGTGTTCTGGCCTTCGTGAAGACATTTCTTCTCTTGCAAATAAGTAATGCAAGTAAATTCAGCCCAAGATTACCTAACATACAAGAAGAGACAGATTATCGCTTCTGCGGCTTCTGTTGCTCCTTCTCCTCAGAAACGAAAGAACAATACCGTTTACACTTCTGTGGTCGCAAATCAAGCCGATCAAGTTGTTAGATTTATTGTTCCTATTCAAGCCCAACCCCAACCATCTGCTGTATTCACTTCAAGATGCTGCAGTATCTCGGGTGGACCAATATAAACATTTGAAAACCATTTATAATAGAATGCCTGGAGGTTTACTTCAACTTGTCGGTGTAGGCGCTCAAAATGAGTTAGTCAATGGAAATCCTTCTATGACTCATTTTCGTAGTGTATACCGTCGCCATACCAATTTTGCAATGGAACAGATTCGTATGAGTTTTACCAGTTCCAACCTTGAGTTTTCATCTTCTCTCACAAAGACTCTTTCATGTCGTATTGATCGGTATGCACAGATGATTCATGACTGTTATTTGGTTCTCACTCTGCCGGATATATGGTCTCCGTTAGTGAATCTTAACGGTCAAGCACCACCTGCTGGATATGATCCCCGCTGCACTGCTATCGGTTACGAGTTTCAATGGATAAAGAACATCGGTTACAATCTTATAGACCATGTAGATCTTGTTGCAAACGGTCAAGTCATTCAAACTCTTCGTGGTGAATGGTTGAAGATGTATTCCTATATGACTCATGATGAGAACAAACGTAAGATTGTGGATCAAATGACTGGGAATGTTGTAGATTTGTATGATCCTGCAAATGCATTTGATAGAAATAATCAATATCCACATGCAATTACTCCATTAAGTCTTCCATCTGCTCTTCCTCAAACCAAGGTGCCTGAGCCGTCTATTCGTTCTCGTCAATTGATTGTTCCTCTTCATTTTTGGTTCTGCGAAAATCCAGGACTTGCATTGCCCTTGGTATCTCTTCAGAACTCGGAAGTCTATATCAATGTAACTCTTCGTGCTTTGAATGATCTCTATACAGTGATTGATACCAAACCATCTTCTATCACATACGGCCAACGTGTCAGTCCATACAATGCAACAATTCCATCTGGTCTTCCTTCTTTTATGAGCTCTTTCTTGTCTCCTCCAAACTCAAACGGAACACCAAGCAATCCAACTCTTACCAACTTCTTTCCAGATCCCTACATTGAGGGCAACTTCATCTACCTCACAGAAATGGAAATGAATCAATTGGCACAAGCAGATCAGTCATTCTTAATCAAGAATGTGCGCTTCGTGAATAACGAAGGACAGTTCGGTGCAAATTCGGATATTGAGATTCCAATGTTCAATTTGGTTACACGAGTAGTCTTCAATGCTCATCGCAGTGATAAGATTAGCAATAATGACTGGGATAATTACACCAACTGGGACAATCCAAATAGAGCCCCTTGGTCTTCTATTGATGGAAATCCACAGACCAATATGTATTCATCCGGTCAGCAACAGATAACGTCGGTCTACCCAAGAGATAGTGTAGTAGATTCACTCCTACTGTTTGATGGAAAAGAGCGGTTCGCTACCAAACCCAAAGGCTTCTTCTCGCTTCTTCAAATGTATAAACATTCTACGGGAGATACTCCTGATTTGTTGCCAGGAACCTATATGTATTCCTTTGCTCTCAACAACGATCAGTATCAACCAAGTGGAGCAGCCAATGGAAGTATGTTCAATAAGGTGATTCTGAGACTGACTCTTTTACAGCCGACTCCTCTTGCTGTTTTACCAGGATCAGGTGGAGGATCAACACAAACTGCAGTCTGTGTATTGCGATCAACTGTATTCAACCAGACACCAACAATCATTCCACCTGGAAATATAAGTTTATATTCGCCGAATGAAGTGGTTCAACTCATTCAAACAGTGAATAACAACATCCTTTTCACCTACACATACCGAGTTGGAGTCTATGTGGAATCAATCAATTTCCTGCGTATCGTAAGTGGTCTTGCAAATCTTGTATTTGCCAACTAACAATGGTATTGATTAAACAAGCTACCTTTGGCGATGAAACAAGCGCCACCGATATAACAGATACTCTGCAGA